TATTAAAAGCGAACAGGACAGTATATTATTAAAAATATATCTAACTAGGTTTGTTTTCGATGGTAGAGAATATGCCGGACCAGATATTCATGCAAAAAACATGGAGGATGCTGAATTGATTGCCGAGCAAAGTGGTTTAATAGTAGATGGAGAGTTGACAGACATAGTGGATTTGGATTTAGATACCATACCAAGGGTGTTACACTAAAATAATATGGCGATAGAAAAACAATTAGGGACAGAAGACAACCCGGATATAAAAACCATGGGATCAGCTGTAGAAATACAGCCAGACACAACGCGCGAAGATCAAATTAGAGAAGCAGCAGAAATATTAGTTTCTGGCCAAGATCTACTTATAGATGAAGAAATAACACCAGAAGAACCGGTAGTTGGATTTAACATAAATTTAGCAGAGGTATTACCAGAGGATATTTTACAAAACATATCAAATGACATCCTAAGTTCTATTAAAAGCGACAAACAATCTAGGAGCGAATGGGAAAAAACTTACACAGATGGACTCAAATATTTGGGTATGAAGTTTGACGAGGGGAGATCACAACCTTTTGAGGGATCCTCTGGTGTAATTCATCCAATCTTGGCAGAAAGTGTCACACAATTCCAGGCACAAGCCTATAAAGAAATGTTGCCAGCTAAAGGACCTGTTAAAACAGAAATTATAGGAGCTAGGACAGTAGAGACTGAAAACCAGGCTGAAAGAGTACAAGAGTTTATGAACTATTACATTATGAATGTAATGGAAGAGTATGATCCTGAGCTAGACCAAATGTTATTTTATTTACCTTTGGCTGGTTCTACCTTTAAAAAAGTTTATTTTGATTTTGTGCTGAACAGGGCTATTTCAAAATTTATACCGCCAGAGGATCTAATAGTTCCCTATGAAGCAGCGGACATTAGCTCTGCCGAGAGGATTACGCATGTAATTAACATGTCCTCTAATGAAATTAAAAAACAACAACTCACTGGTTTTTATGCAAACGTAGACATAGGTAGCGACGGCTACTCAGATAATATGTCAGATGTAGAAGAAGCTATAGATGAAATACAGGGCATATCACCCTCTTATAAAGAAAATAGAAACAGAACAGTCTACGAAGTACACACAGTTTTAGACATAGAGGGTTACGAGGATAGAGACGACAATGGTAATACCACAGGCTTAAAACTACCTTACATAGTGACTATAGAGGAATCCTCCGAAAAAGTTTTAAGCATAAGAAGAAATTATTTAGAAAACGATTTACTAAAAAACAAGATAAATTATTTTGTTCAATACAAGTTCATGCCTGGACTTGGTTTTTATGGATTAGGTTTGTCACACATGATTGGGGGATTATCAAAAGCCTCGACCTCTATACTAAGACAATTAATAGATGCTGGAACTTTAGCTAATTTACCAGCTGGTTTTAAAGCTAGAGGCATGCGAATCAGAGACGAAGATGAACCATTACAGCCGGGAGAGTTTAGAGACATAGACACAACAGGCGGATCTTTGAAAGAAAACTTAATACCTTTGCCTGTCAAAGAACCAAGTAATGTATTGATGCAGTTATTAGGGATCTTAATTGATTCTGGTAAGCGTTTTGCAGCGATAGCTGATATGAATATAGGAGACGCTAACCAAGCTATGCCAGTAGGCACTACAGTTGCTTTGTTAGAAAGAGGCACGAAAGTAATGAGTGCTATACACAAAAGATTACATTATTCGCAAAGATTAGAGTTTGGTTTATTGGCAAAAGTGTTTAGTGAGTCTTTACCACCCGTCTACAATTACCAGGTTGGATCTGGACCAAACCAAATCAAACAACAAGACTTTGACGATAGAGTAGACATAATACCTGTATCAGATCCTAATATATTCTCACAAAGTCAACGTGTCACTTTAGCACAAGAGCTTTTACAAATGGTGCAGTCTAACCCACAAGTGCATGGTCCTATGGGTATATACGAGGCTTATCGTAGAATGTATGCAGCACTAGGCGTGGATAACGTGGATTCACTATTAATGCCGCCTCCAGACATGACACCTAAACCAGTAGATGCTGGTTTAGAAAACGCTAGTTTATTGATGGGCCAACCAGCTCAGGCTTTTCCAGAACAAAACCATCAAGCTCACATTGACACACATAGAAGCCTGTTTTTCACTGATTTAGTAAAAGACAGCCCACAGGTGCAAGCTCTGATAATAAGTCACTGTATGCAGCATTTACAATTTTTAGCATCGCAAATAGCGCAAGAACAAATGCCAGATGAAATGAAACAAAGGATTGCAGAAATACAGGCTCAAATGCAACAGGTAACACCAGAAGAGGCACAGATGATTGGGCAACAAATACAGATGATAAACGAACAATATAGTTCTAGTATCATGGCTCAATTAGCTAACGAATTTTTACAATCTATAGGCATGAGCGGTGCTGGAGATCCTTTAGTAGACATAAGGCAAAAAGAATTAGATCTCAGAGATAAAGAATTAAATTTAGAAGCACAACAGTTTGACAGCAAACAAAATCAAAGAGCACAAGAAAAAGCTATGGATGCAGAATTACAGCTAGAGCGTATGAATGTGCAAAAACAGATAGCGGATGATAAACTAGAAGTAGCTATAGATAGGTTGAAAACTAATACCGATTTGAAGCTACTAGAACTGGAGAACAAAATTAAGGGGATATTATGACGACTTCTTACAAAATTGAAGCAATCAAAGAACTTAGAAAACAAAAAAAAGCAGCTAGAGAGCAAGAGGCTATAGACCTCAAAGCCGCTAGGGATGAAGCAGAGAAGAAAGCACAAGAAGGCAGAGACAGACTAGCAAAAAAAATGGCTAGGATTGAAGCTGGTTTGCCAGTAGAAGATCCTGGAGAAGAAAAAGTTGAAAAGCCAGTGGTGAAAAAAACTGTCGCCACCAAATCTACAGAGAAAAAATCACAAAAAAAACCTACAATAAAAAGGAAAGGTAGACCAAAAAAATCTAAATAATGAACGATATAGACGTTTTAGACCTTATCAGAAGAAAAATTGATGATAAGAGAAAACAGATAGAAGAGATACTAATGTCTGGTAGTCTTAAAGATATGGAACATTATAAATATTTGCAAGGCGAGCTAAGTGTCTTATACTACTTAGAAGACGAAATAAGTGACATAGGAAAACAAATATAATGGCGGAAGCAATACAACAAAACTCAAGTATAGAAAAGGTAGCAGAGGCGTATGTTGATTTAGAGGATAGAGTTTTAGATCCTGAAAAATTAGACGCTAGTATATTAGAACGTATGCCACAACCGACTGGTTGGCGTATGCTTGTTTTGCCGTATGCTGGCAAAGCAAAAACCAAAGGTGGTATTATTCTTGCCAATGAAACAGTTAATAGAGAGGCATTAGCAACAGTGGTTGCTTATGTAGTTAAACAAGGTCCGCAGTGCTACAAGGATAAAAGTAGATTTGGCGATGAGCCTTGGTGCGAAGAAAAACAATGGGTTTTAATAGGGCGCTACTCTGGCTCTAGGTTTAAATTGGAGGACGGCGCAGAAGTACGCATCATCAATGACGATGAAGTGATAGCCACCATACTCAATCCTGATGATATTATAAGTTTATGACAGTAGAAAAAGACGTAGATATAGCGCAACTAGAGGTTGACGATATAGAGGTACAAGTTACTGAAAATGAAAGCTCCGCCCCGGAGCAATCAACATCTAGTGACGACGAGTTAGAGAACTATACAAAAAGTGTCTCTAAACGTATTAACAAGTTAAACGCGAGAAACCGCGAAACAGAAGAAAGAGCAGCTCAGTTGGAAGCAGCACTGCGACAAAGAGAGCAAGAAGTACATGCTTACTATCAACAAGCCTCTACAGCACAACAGAACCTTCTAGCTAAAGAGGAAGAGGTAGTAGAGACAAAAGAGCGTGAGGCTAATGAATTATACAAAAAGGCTCATGCCTCTGGCGATGCTGATTTAATGTCCAAAGCCGACTCTCTAAAAAGTGATGTCGCCTTACAAAAAGAAAAAGTCCGTATAGCAAGGCAGAGACAAGAACAAATATCTGCAAATGCTCAGACTGTGCCTCAGCAAGAAGTACAACAAAACATTCAACAGGTACAACAACAGATGCCACCACCCTCAGAAAAGGCTTTGGAGTGGAAAGACAACAATCCTTGGTTCGATCAAAACACAGAAGCTACTGCATGGGCAGAATATGTCCACAACACCTTGGCTAATGAAGGTTATGACTTAGAATCAGATGATTATTACAATGAATTGAGTAACAGAATTTATAAAGTTTATCCGGATCTTAGATCCGATAATGCCGAACAAAAAGAGGATAGGCCCGCTGTGCAAAGAGTCGCCTCTGCTTCCGTAGGGAGTCGGCAAAAAACACAAGGCAAAGAGAACGGCGTACGTTTTACAAAATCAGAAGTCGAAACTCTACAAGGATTAAAACCACACGGCATGTCAGATGAAGCGTGGTTAAAATCTGTGGCTAAAGAAAAACAAAAACTAGCAACAAGGGAGGCAAAATGACAGAAGAAAATAATTTAGACGTACATTCCAGAAAATCCCGTGATTCCGAGTCTCACGATAATAATTCTCGCAGAAAACCATGGAGGCCAGTTAGAAAACTAGAGGTTCCTGAACCACCAGAAGGGTACGAATATCGATGGATAAGAGAATCCATGTTGGGACAGGAAGACAAAGCAAATGTGGCAAGGCGTATTAGAGAAGGATGGGAGCTCGTAAGAGGAACCGACCTTCCAGCTGAATATGAATTTCCAACTGCTGACTCTGGAAGACATGCTGGCTTAGTTTATAGTGAAGGTCTTTTATTAGCGAAAATTCCTGTTGAGACTAAGAATGAGCGTAATGCTTATTATGAGGATCAAACTGCGATGAAAAAAGATGCGTTAGACAATACTATGTTTAGTGACTCTAAAAAAGATAGCAGATATGTGAAATATGATGCTGATAGAAGATCCAATGTTACTTTTGGGAAAAAGTAACAATCATAAATAGGAGAATATCTTATGGCTAATAATGATAGCGCATTTGGATGTAAACCTGTTCGCATGATGGGTGGAGCACCTTACTCTGGTGGTCAATCAAGATACAGAATCGCAAGTGGAGCTACAACTCCAATTTTCCAAGGCGATCTTGTAACTCAGTTGACAGCGGGAGTAATCGGTAGACACGCCGCAACTGGAACTGTTCCGATTGTCGGAGTGTTTAACGGAGTACAATACACTGATCCAACCACAGGTGAGCAAGTATTTAAAAACCATTATCCCGGTAGCATTGCTGCTTCCGATATAATTGCAAGCGTAATTGATGATCCTAATGTCGTCTTTGAAGTTCAAGCAGACGCAGCTATGCCTGTTGCTGACTTGTTCGGAAACTTCGACATTGTTGATGGATCACCAGTTGGCGATACCTCGTCTGGAATATCTAACGCAGAGCTTGACGTGACAACCGGAGCTACTACAGCTACGTTGCCATTGAAAGCACTCGACATATCCCAGGATCCTGATAACGACGATGTTTCATCGGCTAACACCAATGTTTTGTGTGTGATACAAAATCACATTATGGGACAGAAAGGTGCTGGTTTAGCATAAGGAGATAAATAATGGCTATATCAAGAGCACAACTAGCTAAAGAGCTAGAGCCTGGCTTAAACGCACTTTTTGGAATGTCCTATGATACCTACGATAGAGAGTATGAAGATATATTTGCTATCGAGGATTCAAACAGAGCATTTGAGGAAGAAGTCTTAATTACAGGATTTGGTTCTGCACCTCTAAAATCAGAGGGGCAAGGCGTCCAATTCGATAATGCTTCTGAAAGTTTTACAGCTCGTTACACTCACGACACAGTGAGTTTAGCGTTTGCTTTAACAGAAGAAGCCGTTGAGGACAATCTATATGACAGTCTTGGAAAGAGATATGTAAAAGCATTAGCAATGTCTATGGCTAACACTAAGGAAGTCAAAGGCGCGGATGTTTTAAATAACGCTTTCTCATCCAGCTTTACAGGTGGCGATGGTAAATCGCTGATTGCAACAGATCACCCTTTAAGTGGTGGTGGTTCAGCTGCAAACAGAGCGACTACTATGGCTGATCTAAACGAAGCGTCATTGGAAGATAATCTAATCGATATATCGACCTTTACGGATGATCGTGGACTTATCATAAGCGTTCAAGCCTCACGTTTAATCGTTCCACCGCAACTCGTATTTGTTGCTGACAGAATATTAAACTCGCAAGGCAGAACTGGAACGGCTGACAATGACCTTAACTCGATTAACAACACTGGTGTTGTACCAGGTGGTTATTCGGTTAATCATTATCTGTCTGATCCAGACGCTTACTTCATCCTTACATCTGTTACAGATGCGGGTGAAGGCCTCAAAATGTTCCAGAGATCTCCAATGGAGACTTCTATGGAACCAGACTTTTCTACCGGTAACATCAGATACAAGGCTAGAGAAAGATATTCATTTGGTTTCTCTGATTGGAGAGGAATCTTTGGATCTCAAGGCGCATAATTTGAAGTCGTAGCACACTTTATTACTCAGTGCTATAAAAGGGAGCTTCGGCTCCCTTTTTTTTGTGAGTCGTATGAGATTGATAAATGCCTAATCAGATAGTATTATCAACTTGTAGAATTAAATGTTGCGGACATGGTGTTCGCAATGGCTATTTATAAGGAGGCTGTTTATGACTACACATTTCACTTCGGGAGTTACTAATGTTAGCTCCACTGGATCTGGAGGTTTACTAAAAGAACCTTCAAATCATAAATATCACACCTATTTTGAAGATTTCAACATCTACAATGCTGGTGATTTCACAATAACAACAACAGAGGACGGCTCTGGATCTGCGGCAGAAGCGCTTATTGATGGCGATGGTGGTTTACTACAAATCACAAACGCAGCTGGAGATAATGACCACGACTTCTTTCAATTAAAAAAAGAAGGGTTTAAGTATGAGGCTGGTAAGCAGATAGCTTTCTTTTTCAGATTTAAGGCTAATGACGCCACACAATCTGACATTGTAGCTGGTTTACAGTTGACTGATACTACCCCATTAGACGTTACTGACGGCATCTTCTTTTTGAAAGCGGATGGTGCTGCGACTATCGATTTTATCGTAGAAAAAGATAGCACACAGTCTACTTTGACTTTGCCTAATTCATTGGCAGACGATACTTTTATGACTGTCGGTTTTGTTTATAATCCTAGAGATCAGAAGTTCCGCGTATATCAAAACAACGTGGAAGCTGGCACAGTAGTAAATACTAATGCTCCAGACGATGAAGAACTCAATGTTTCTTTCGGCATACAAAATGGGGCAGCTGCGGCCAAAGTGCTGACAGTTGATTATGTAGAAGCCTTAAAAGAACGTACAGCAACAACTGAACTGTAAGGAGTAATTATGGCTGACACAGTAACCAGTCAAACCATACAAGACGGAGAAAGAACCGCTATACTCAAGTTTACCAACGAGAGTGATGGCACAGGGGAGGCTTCTGTTAAGAAGGTTGATGTTTCTGCATTAACCACAAATAGCAGAGGTGAAGCCTGTACTAGCGTTTCTATATCAAGAATATATTGGGCCTGTAGAGGCATGGGCGTAGACTTAGAGTTTGACGCTTCGACCAATGTTCTTGCGATACCATTACCAGCTGATAGCACCGGGGATGAATATTATGAT